TTTGCGGATTCAATTGTTGTTCCAGGTATTGCAAAAGATTTTCCATATTGTAAAGTGGGATTGTCGATCGCCGATCCTGCGGGAAATACTAGAAGTGAGATCATTGAGGAAATGTCTTGTATAGGTGAGTTATCATCCCTTGGCATACCTACACGAGGCGCACGTACTAATGATATAGACCCGCGCCTAGGATCGGTTCGATACTTCCTAAATAAAATGGTTGATGGCAAACCAGGTTTGGTTTTAGATAGACGCAATTGCCCAACACTCTTCAAAGGATTTGTCAAGGACTATGTTTATGCTAGACTTGCAGTATCAGGCGAGGAACGCTATAAAGATAAACCTAATAAGAATATGGCATCCCATCCAATGGATGCTCTAGGTTATGGGTGCCTTGAGATAGCAAGTGATAGAATTACAGCGGACAAGATGGGAGATACTAAATATGAGAATATGTATAATCCAGTTTTCCGCTGGCAATAAGGACCTTCAGTGAAAGAAGCAAAATGTATTTATTGCAAAAAATATTCTAAGACAATAAATGAATCACAACAATGCCCTGATTGTGAAGAACAGTTTAAATCAATTAGAGATAAGGTTACAAAGAAAAACGTAAGCGCGTTAAAGGCTTTGGCAGATCGCTAAAGGATAAATAACAGAAAATGGAGAACATCATGACCGGTCAAGCAGCAGTAACCCTAAAGCTACACTTTGCAAGCGATAATAATAATGTAATACCAAGAATAGGTAGGCTTTATGCGCCAAATAATACCCTTGCACAAGTTGCAACCGCTGGATACCTAGACGGATATCTTAAAGCTAATGGCAATGATTTATTAGCAACCGATTTTGTAGCTGCTGTCGCATCCGATGGCCATCAATTTTACAAACCCATTTTCACTGCAGGCTCATGTCAATTAACAGTTTTACCGTAAACTATAAAGGAGAAGTAAAGATGCTTTTTTCAGATGCATTAGTTCAATTACAAGCTAGAGTTCCAATGTTTCGTAAAGGATGGGATCCCCAGGATGGATATATTTCCTTTATGCCTGGAATGACCCATGTTTGGAAGATTGTATTACATCCAAATCCAAACGCCGGTAATTACATATTCTCTTATGAGGACTTTGTTAGCGATGACTGGGAAGTATTTAATCCTGCTAATGTTGTAATTGAAGCAGAAAATGAAGAATGCGAAGTAGAAGTTGCTGCGTAAACTCACTTTGTTTATGCAGAATTAAAGAAAATAAATGCGGTTTTTGTAAGAGTCATGCAAGAATCGCATTTAAAATGTCATTAACCCAAGGAATAGGGATACGCGGATGGAAATCATTGCCGAACAACTGGATGTTGAAGACATCGACAGTCTCAATGAAGAGCTCTCAGAAAAACTAGAGGAAGCCGGCATTGATGAAGCAGAAGTTTTGAAGAAAGCCCGCGAAGACCTTGTTCTTTGGGATGGATACTTTGGTGAAAACGTAACTCGCGGCAAAGATGATATGAATTTCGTTCTCAGAGACCAGTGGTCGGCAGTAGAGCGCAGTGAATTCACACGTCTTTTTAAACCCGCTATGACTTTCAATAAGCTCTATGATACAACCAAGAAAGTAGTTGGTGAGCAACGCAAGAATAAGCCCGATTTAATGGTACGCTCATTAACAGGGAAAGCCGATCAGAAACAAATCGATTTACGAGCTGATTTGGTACGCACAATCTCCTATCAATCACAAAATGACCTGGTATACCAGACTGCTTTTAAACAAGCTTTAATGATGGGATATGGAGCTTTTGAGATATGTTTGGATTATGAGAGTCCGAAATCGTTTAACCAGATTATAAAATACGAATTAATTCCAGATGTGACGTGTACATCCTTTGACCCAACGGCTATGAAGCCTCATAAGGGCGATGGTAACTTTTGTGCACGCCAATATGTGTACACGAAAGAAGAGTTCTATGCGACTTATCCGCAAGTAATGAATCCAATATCTTATTCCGATCCACGTTCTTTACTAGATTTCCAATGGGAAACAAGAGATACAATCGTAGTATGTAAATACTCAAGGAAAGAATGGTACCCAGTTAAGCTCTTTTTGTTATCAAGTGGCGAAGCAGTAACTGAAGAGCAATGGGAAGAGATGCAAGAAGATATTGAAATGCAAATTAAACTTGCTGATTCGTCTCAAGTAGTCGGCGATATGATTCGAAAAACTATCCCTGAGATCGTTGGCGAACGTATGAGCAAGGATTACAAAATACGCCAATACGTCTTAACACAGAATCAAATCATTGAGTTTACTGAATGGCCCTCTAAATACTTGCCTATTATTTTTGTGGATGGTGATTCTAATTTCATTAATGGTCAGCAATATACGCGCTCCTTTATTCATGAAGCCAAAGATGCTCAGAAGTTTGTGAACTATGTGGGCTCTGAGGTAGCAGCTGAGATTAAGAACCGACGCCGTGAGCAATGGATAGGGACTCCTGATAACATTCTTGGTAACGAGCAAATGTGGCGTAACCCTGAGTTACAGAATGGCATTCTAATTGCCAAGCCAGACCCAAAGACAGGTGCTATGCCTCAGAAGATGCAACCGTGGGAGTTATCACAGTCATTATTAACTCAATACCAAAGAGGCTGTCAGGATATAAGAGAAATCTTAGGGTTTTCTGAGAACGAAGCACTTCAAGGACGAGATATGTCTGGGAAAGCGCGTCGTGAAAGAAAACTCGAGGGCTCAATGTCTGCCTATGTTTATTTTGATAACCTTAATCAAGCCATTGAGCAAGGTGGTCGTGTAGTTATGGACTTATTGCCCGTGATTGTCGGGGAGAATGAGCGCCATATGGTGGTTTCAAAGGCCGATGGACGTACCGACTCTATTACATTAAACAAACAGGTTGGTGAGTCAGAGAATGGTGCACCAATTCGAGAGAACGCGCTGGATAGTGGGGACTACGATGTTGAGATTGATACTGGACCAAGTTTTGCGGTGCAGCGGGATATAGCCCTTGAATATTTTCAAGTTACTACCGCTGCAAATCCGCAAGTATTTAATCTTATCGCGGACTTATGGGCTGATAATTTGGATATCCAGCAACGCGATCAGGTCAAAGAAAGACTAAAAACATTAGTGCCTCCAGAAGTAATTGCTGTATCAGAAGGAAAGCCTCCGCCACCTCCAAAACCAAACCCGCAAATGATGATGATGCAAATGGAGATGCAGCAGAAGCAGCAAAATATGCAAATGAATGCCCAGAAAATGCATCTTGAAGAACAAGCATTGATGGAGCGTGCCGAGGAATTAAAGATTCGTAAAGAAAAGCATATGCTCGATCAAGCTGAAATGATTTTGAAAGCTCAAGAGATGCAAGAGAAGATGGGTCTTGAGAAGCAGAAGATTAAAGTGGAACATGGGAAGTTGTTGCTTGATGCAGATAAGACGGAGAAAGATTTCTCAAGTAAGATTGCTGCTTTATTGAGTGATATTCATAAGCATGCCAATCCACAGAGAAAGGATTAATTATCTAGACCCCACCTATGGGGTTGATTTAAAGAATTTACCTTCTATACTTCTATTAAACGTGGGAATGATTCTCACAGGGTATCAGGCCAACCGTATAGGTCTTGGGCATCAGAGATGTCGAATGGAGTAGTGGAAATCATGGATCAAGATGAGAATGCGCTAGCAGAACAAATAAGCGGTGATGATGAGAATGTTGATAATGGTGGTGTTGGACCAGGTGATGCAGAAGAGCAAGGTTTGTCTGAGACAGACCAAACAACTACTGATAACGACGATCCCTACGGCGTAAAGAAGCGGTTGGGAATGCAAGCCAAAAAACACCAACGAGAAATGCGACAGATGCAAGACCATATGGCCAGAATCCAAGCACAACTCGGCGGCGATAGTGCCAATCCACAATATCAAAATTACAACTCCAATCCGTATCCATCTCCAGGTCAACCAAATTCTCCTGGAATGTCGGAAGAAGAGAAAATACAGACAGCAGTACGCTTTGCTCTTGGGGCTAAAGACCATCAAGAACAGCAAGCTAAGATGGCAGAGCGTCAAGCCCATGTGCACAAGCAGTATCAACGCTTGAACGATGAGTTTGATAGAGCCTCTGACAAGTACGATGACTTTGACGATGTGGTACGAGAGAGCGACGCTCCTTTTACCGATCACGTGCGTGATGCACTGTTGCTCGTTGAGAATCCAGCTGATGTTGCTTATAAGTTAGGCAAGAATCGTTCTGAACTTGAAAGAATTTCACGACTTCATCCCTTAGATCAGGCACGTGAAGTGAATAAACTGTCCTTTTCTCTGATGGGTAACACTAACGGTAAAACCGCTAATGCTACCAAGCCCAATCCCTTAGGCACAGTCAGACAAAATCCAGCGCATTCATCCACGGCCGTTACGGATAAAACACCTCCCTCTGTTATAAGAGCGAGAATGAAGGCTGGCACATGGAAGTGAGCCAAGGGTTTTAAGGATAAAACCAAAGAACACTTGAGCACACTATCATCTGCCATTTAACGGACTAAATGGAGCAAAACAAATGGCTAACCAATTTGTTACAACCGACCTCGTGTCGAATACCGCCCTGGCAATGTTTGCCAATAACGCACCTTTTGTAATGACCGCATCTCGTATTTACCAAGACGATTTCGTGTCCTCTGGCTATAAAATCGGTGATACCTTACAAGTACGTAGACAAAATCATTTTATCGTAGGTGATGGCAGTGTAGCTACACCACAATCCATCATTGAAACAGTTGAAAGTATTATTGTTGCACATCAATACCATGCTCTAATTGCATACACAATCCAAGATTTATCTCTAAGAATAGAAGATTTCTCTCGTTTGTTTATTGCGCCGGCAATTCAAGAAATTGTTACAGCAATGGAAAAAGACATAGCATCCGCTGCCGAACAAGACCTAAACTTCTTTACTGGTACAGCCGGTGTTGCAATCAATTCCTTTACTACAGTCGATACCGCAGGTGCTAAATTGTTAGAGCAAGGTGTTAACATTGCATCCGATGCGTATATGGCAATGACGGTACGCGATGGTTCTTCATTAAAAGGCGCATTGCTTAACAACTTTACTCCTGTATTTAACGAAGACATCGTACGAAGTTCCGCAATTGGGCATTTGTCTTATTTTGACATTTTCCAATCTCAAAACATTAAAAGACATATTGCAGGAGCAGGACCAAGACTGCATTCTTCTGATGCTTTATTGGTTAATGGTGCAGTTAGCTCTGGTGCTACAATAGTTATGGATGGTGCAACAGCATTAGTTACTGACTACTTTGTAGTTGGAGATGTTATTTCCATAGCAGGAGTTCAATCTGTAAATCCAGTTGGACGTGCTTCTACGGGTCAAGACATGCAATGGGTAGTTACAGCTAATGCGAGTTCTGATGGTGGTGGTAATATTACCATTCTTGTTAGTCCAAGCATTATTTCTGCCACTACCGATCCTAATCGTAATGTTAGTAATGCTGTGCCTAATGATGCAGCAGTTACTATGGTTGGAAGTCATAACGTGAACGTAGCTTATCCAAGTCGGGGTCTAGATATCGTATGTCCTCCATTATATAAATTGCAGGTTCCTTATGCATCTGTTGCAGTAGATCCAGAAACTGGCTTATCCCTAGCAGTAACTCAAACTGGTGACATTTTAGGTTATCAAAACTACATGCGTATAGACTTATTGTGCGGCTTTAAATGGCATCAACAATATGCCGTACGCGTACTATCGTAAGGAATTGCCCAATGCTGACATGCGTTTACCATCCACTAGACGATTTTAGAGTCGTAGAAAATGATGAAGCAGATATATTGAAAGCAACGGGCGTCTGGTTCGATAGCCCTGCCAAAGCAAAAGCTTATCGGGCAAAAGTAGAAGATGAAATTAAAAATGAAACAGTTATAGCCGAAGCCAAAAAGCCACAGGCTAAATTAAAGGGGAAATCTGATGAAAGATAATAAAATGGTTCAATCAAACAATGCGTTTGTAAAAGCCGAACAACAAAAAATGAAAAAACGTATGGGCGACAGGCCAGGAGCACCTCCTGAAATGCTTCATTTCAATGCCTTTATGAGCAACGATGGCGAAAATGCCAAAGAATCAGCTCGTAAACTATGCAGCGGAATGGATGATGCCTTCCCATTGAAATAAGTTGATGACTTCGACATGTCCTCTTGATGTGTCGATTTTACCCAAACTTTTAAAGATGAGGAATTGTCATGACTCAAGTCACAAGAACCACCAATGAGCTAATAATTAATTCCTTGTACTTGTTGGGTGAGTTGGCTGTGGGCGAAGCCCCAGACTCATTCATGTTATCTTCAGGACTTGAGCTAATTAATGAGTTGCTTGATAAGTTTGATGCAGACAGCATATATATTCCTTATCTAACCGAATTAAGCTTTACTATGGTTCCTGGTCAGGCGACCTATTCTATATCCAATATGGTGCCAGCTGATATTACAGCCAATCGGATTATAGATTTATCTTTTGCCAATTATTCAGTAACAAGTTCTGGACAAAGTATTCTTTATCCCTTGCAAATTATCAATAAAGCGCAATTTTTTGGAATTACTCGATTAACTCCTTTAAATACACGCCCAGGATTTATTTATTTAGATAAAAAGCCTACTGAGAGTCAGGTAATATTATATCCAGCACCCGATCAGCCCTATCCCGGATTGCTTGGCGTAAAAACCATGCTCAATCAACTGGCAGCCAATCAAAGTCTTATAGAATTGCCACCTTTTTACTATGGCTTTTTAAAATACTCCTTAGCGAGAAAGTTTCTCTCGTATTATCCGTCTGGCAATTGGCCGGACACAGCAGAACAAGAATACCAAGATTACTTTAGTACTATAAAGAATGCTAATGAGACTGATTTAACCGTTAGACCATCGGCTATTTTAAGTAGACCGGAGCCTTTTTACTGGCAAAATATATTGGCGTATTAAACCATGCGGAAAGATTACGACCTTATTGGCAGTTACGACAACCAACGTGTTAGCACGATTAATGCTGAGCGCACCGTTAATCTATTTGAATATATGGATCCTCAGGGCAAGCGCCCAAAAACATTATTACCTACAGCAGGATTAGTTGATGCTGAGTTAAATCTACTTAATGAATCAAGAGGTGCTCGCGCAACCTTTGTTTTTAACGACGCAATATATAATGTATTTGGAAGCTCTATATTTAGAACAACCGGTTCAACAGGCGCATTAACCACAACATTTATCGGAACTATTCTTACCATACAAGGTTTTGTTGGTATTGATGCGAATACTTTCCAAGTAATTTTTGTAGACGGTGAAGAGGGCTATATCTGGGATATTAATGCTAATACCTTTACACAAATAAGCGACCCAGGCTTTCCAGATAATCCAGTGGATGTATGTTATTTGGATGGATTCTTCTTGGTTGCCAATGGTGGAACCAATACATTCCAGCTATCTTCTATTAATCAAGGAATGGTTTGGAGTGGTGGGACAGCGGTTACTTTTCAAGCTAATTCGACGACTGATATTTTAACATTGGCTCAAAGTAATGCGGCTTTTGCAACAGGCGTCCCTGTTACTTTAACGGCAACTGGTGGAAGTGCTACCTTTACAGGGAGTGCTGCAACTGATATTCTGACATTAAGCACAAGTAATGCTAATTTCCAGACCGGTACATCATTAACGTTTACAACTACTGGAACATTGCCAGCGCCTTTGGTCGTTGGAACAACTTATTATGCAATAATGATTGGGACGATAACTACCGATCCTGGAACTATTAAAGTTGCAACGACTTATGCTAATGCAATAGCAGGAATAGCGATTAATTTAACTACCAATGGAACTCCTACTGATACTGTAACGTCAATCGGTACTTTACCAGCACCATTAGTAGCATCAACTACTTATTATGTGATCAGGGTTGGTTCATCCACTACCAATCCTGGCACAATTAAGTTAGCAACAACCTATCAAAATGCTATTACGGGCATAGCAATAGACATCACATCGAATGGCTCTGCACAAACAAGCATTGCCGTCACAGGGCAATTGCAATTAGGCAGCATCACCTCTCATCCTGGCACAATCGTTGCTTGTAGAACACTCCATAGGCGCATATTCTTATTCTCCCAAAACTTTACAGAAGTATGGGAAAACGCAGGACTTGGTACAAACTTGCCTTTTAGACGCAATAATTCATTATTAATGGAAGTAGGGACACCTGCCTTAGGAAGTGTATCAGTAGGCTTTGATAGAATGTTCTTTCTAGCGCAAGATAAAGACGGTCTTGCCGGTGTGATGGAAGTTAAGGGTACCGAATCAATTCTCGTTAGTAATAGAGCACTGGATTTTCAATTAGCACAATATGCAGCAGAGCCAACAAAAGGTGTTGCTGATGCACGCGGCATTCTTATTAAAGAAAATGGCATTATCTTTTATAGACTAAATTTTACTTTAGCTAATCATACCTTTGTGCTTAATGTAACAATGAGTACCGTAGAAGCTCCAAAATGGCATGAAGAAGAGATTTTAAATGGCGATAGACATCCCGCTCAGACCCATGCTTATTTTGATGGGGTGAACTATTATGGCGATTATAATGCGCCTAAGTTTTACATAGTTGCAGATGGTGTTTCTACTAATGATGGTGAAACTATTAGGCGTATGCGCATTGGACGACAAATGACGCCCGAAGGCTATAATAGATTGCGAATAGATAGGTTCCAAGTAGATCTACTTCAAGGGGCATTGGACATTATTGATTTGGTTGATGTGGATTTATTAACTGAAAATGAAATTGTATTAACTACTGAAACTCTAGTGAATATAATCCTAGAAGAACAAATTGATGTTGGCGGAGGTCAGCCGATTGTATTCTTATCGATTTCTAAAGATGGTGGACAGACATTCGGGAATCTTTTGCAAGCGACCATGGGTAAGATAGGTGAACGCACCTATAGAACTGTATGGCGAAAACTAGGGACGACTCCTAGGGGACAAGGGTTCATACCTAAGATAGAGTTTTTTAATGAGATTCCATTTGTAGTCTTAGGGGCTGCTTGGGATTTTGATACATTACCGGAGTAAATAGTGGCTCGTAATTTTGATAATTTTCCAACATACGATCCTATTATTAAAGACAATGTTTATTTAAGTAATGTTTGGTCAGATTTCATGGCTACCTTTGTAGAATCTCTACAAGGATATTTAACACAAAATGGTATATTTGTTCCACGATTGACTATTGCAGAGCGCGATATCATTCAAGATCCTCAAAATGGACAGATGATTTATGTAAGTGATACGAATGAACTTCAAATTTGGAAGAATGGCAGCTGGACTTTAATTGTTTAAATGGTTTCATTTGTACGGAATTTAGGTGATAATTATTCTATAATGGTTTGCAAATCACAAGGAATGTGCTATGGCTTTTGATTCAAGTATGTTTGGTAGTGGTGCTGGAAGTTTCTTAGGTGGAATGTTTGGTGATTCTGGGAAACCGTATGATGCAGCGATGCAGCAGTATCAGCAATGGGCCAATAAAGCCGAAGGCGCCCAATCGCCTTACTTAAATGCTGGAAAAGGCGCTATTGGTGATTACCAGCAATGGCTTCAAGGTCAGAAAGACCCTAGTGGATTTATCAATAATCTTATGGGGGGATATCAAGAAAGTCCTTATGCTAAATATTTGCAACAACAATCAATGAATGCAGGTCAAAATGCGGCATCTGCCAGCGGATTAATGGGCAGCACGCCGATGTTGCAACAAATGCAACAAAATGCAGGCAATATAGCATCACAAGACCAAAATCAATGGCTACAAAATGTGTTAGGTATTAATACACAATACGGCCAAGGTCAGAATAATCTTATGACAGGTGGCCAAAACGCAGCTAATTCACTAACTAATCTGTACAATCAGATGGGTCAAAATATGGGTCAAGCAGCTTATGGGAAAGAAGCAGGAAAACAAAATGACTTCTGGAATACTGTCGGCGGTGGGATTGGAATGATTGGAAGCTTTCTATAGGAGTTTATAATGGCATTACCATTACCAAGAGTAATTCCTGATGTTGGTCCTGGAGGCCCACTTGTTACTGCTATGGGGGGCATGAACTCATTAGCCAATGATATCTTGTTGCGAAAAATTAATGCGGTTAAAGAGAAATATGCTCCTTTGACAACGCAAGCTGAAGCTGCATCAAAACTGGCATATGCTAATTTAATGGCCCCGCAATTTATAGCAAAAGCTATGAATAATCCAGCGTTTATGGCTAATTTGACTGAAGAACAAAAGAATGCGCTTCGTGATATGGTAAACAGTGCCGGTACCAATGCGCCTAATATTAATGCAATTAATCAAATACCACAAAATACAGGTATTGGCGAGCCTTCTACTAATTCATTTTCTGGTAGGGTTAAGAATGCATTCCATGCATTGACTGGACAAGCGCAACAACAAGCACCAATGCAAATGCAAAATAGAAATACAATGGCGCAACCTATGCCACAACAACAAACTAATCAGCAGCAAGCAGGAAACCCATCAACTTTCGCTGATGAAAATGGTAATAATCAAATCGCTTTACAAGCTTATGATAAATGGATGAAAAGCCCAGAAGGACAAGCAGAATTAGCAAAAGGCGAAAATGCTAATATTCCAAATGAGCAACAGGTAGTTCAATGGGCTACGCAGAAAAATCAACAAGCTTCTCCTTCCACTGAAATGGGTGGGATAGGTGGGCAACAAAGGCCAACATGGTCTGAGAATACAGGAACACAAAAAGGTATAGAAAATGAGCTTGCTGAATCAGGAAAAATTAGAGCGAAAAATATAGATGAATTAAATAATACTGTCTTTAATTCTGAAACTAACGCAGTAACATTGGATTCAATAAATAAGATATTAGCTTCACCTGAGTTTGAGCAAATAAGACAGGTTCCTTTATTAGGACATCATGAATTATCTTATTATGCAAAAGAGGGAACTCCTGAGCAGCAACAAATGGTTGGTCAATATTATACATTAACAGGGAATCTTATTAAAGATGCATCCCGTGATTTTGCTGGGCAATTTAGAAAAGGCGAGCAGACTCTATTGCAAGGCATGAAGCCAAGTCCTAATGATACTGTTGATACGGCTAAAGGAAAATCAGAAACACTTACTGTTTTGAATAAAATGTTAGCAGAGAGATCGCGCATTACATCAAAAATTATGAGCGAATACCATGTTAATAAATTAGCAGCACAAGAAGCTGCTGATAAGCAAATTAATGGCGATCAAATTCGCAAACAAATTCATGAACAATTAAACCCGATGGTTGAAATTGTTAATTCAAAAACTGGCGAAAGAAAACAAGTTACAGCCGCCGAAGCACGTAAATTAGGAGTCCCAAATGTCTGATTGGGTGCTTGCAGAAAATCCAAACAATACTCCAAAAATACAAAAATCAGATTGGAATGTAGTGGCGCCATCATTAAACGCTCAACAACCTCAAAATAATGAAAGTTTTGGAATGGCTGCTTTAAAGGCGCCTCCGCGTGTTGCAGAGGACGTGTATAGACAAGCCATGAGTGCTATAAAATCTCTTCCTGGATATTATGAGCAAGCAAAAACCGAAGTTCCTGGTGTATTTAGTTCCATACAAGAACACCCAGGAAGGGCTGCTGCTCAATTAGGAGCTGGAATGACAGAAATGGGGCACAATCTTTTGAATGCTCCAAGAGGAATTGCAGATTATATAGCCAACCGATTAAATCTTTTGCCAAAGGAATATGCCTCTAAAGTACCTTATCAGGGCGATATCAGTTCAGAAATAAATCAATTATTTGGTTCGCCTGAATATGCAGGAGAAAAACTTATTCGAGGAGTTGGGCGCAATGCTATTAATCTTTTAGGAGGAGCTGAAGCTGCCTCTGTATTAAATCCACTAAAGTTTACTGATAAAAGTTTAGCAAAAGATGTTATGAGGACACGTGAAAAAAATATAGAAAATTATTCTCGTGAGTATAAGAATTTATGGAAAGATGCGGAACAAAAAGGATTTGGTGATGCTTTATATAATATTGATATTGATATGAAGGCACTTAAAAAATATTCACCTGGAAAATCAATCGAAGGTGTAATGGAATTTAATAAAAATCCAACATTAGAAAATGCACATAATGCCAAAAGTGATTTATTGCGCATTCAAAGAGATTTAATGAAATTACCTACATTACGCACAGCGGAACGACGTCAACTAGAGGCTGCGACTAATGCAATTGATAATCTTAAGCAAAATATGTTTAAAGATGCGACTGGTAATTACGATCAAAAAATGCTAGATAAATATGAGAAGATACAAAAGGGATATGCTAATGAGGTTATACCGTATAAGAATAAGCCTATAAATGAATTTTTGCGCAATGAATTATCAGAAAAAGAATTGATTAATGCTTTGTCTAAAAGAGCATTTGCAAGAAAAAGAGGGGAATTTCATCCTAGAATTAAACTGAAGAATAAGATTAAAGATCACCCTTATTTAACAGCCGCAGGTCTAGGCGGTCTTGGTACGTTGCTTTATAATGATATGATGGGAAACGGATCTAACGAATAATAACAATACTCTCACAGGGAACGTGAAGCATGACAACTACATCTTTTTTGCTGGCTCCTGAGCCCTTTTGGTTTATAGTAAATAATGCTGGAGAAGCTGCCGGTGGCGCTAAGATGTATACAAGGCGCTCGCTTAATAAAGTTCAAGATAAGGCCGTATTCGAAGATGCTGGTGGAACCATTCCATGGACTAATCCAATAATATTTGATTTAAATGGCGTTCAAGGTCCGTTCTATTGGGAGATAGACAGCGCCAATCCTGAAGAAACCTATTATATTTTTGTAAACGATGCTGATGGCAATCTTATTTGGGATATTGATGATTTCTCACCAACAGGCTCCGGAGGTGGTGGCGGGGATGTAACAACTTATATATCCATTGTTAACTATATTGCTAATAATCAATTCATAGATCACATCGATGATACAGCAAGCCCAATAGGAGCTGGAAATCTAGTCATAGCCCCATCTAATCATAAAGGCTTTACTCCAGCATTAATTAATCCAGTAATTGGAACTTATGGTGTAGTGGGTCCAGACATACGTTTTGTGAAAAATACGACAGCTAATACGGATCAAATAACCTTCCCTTTATTCCCTTTAGCTACCGCTCCATTAACAGGCGATGTTACCCCCGTAGATTATCTGCGGTACCAATGTACTACAACAAATCCTGGTGAAACTTATAAAGCTTTTCAATTTCCTATTACGCAGAAAATTAAAAATCTATCCAATCAAATAATGACCTTTAAGGTCTGGGCTGCCGTTACGGCACTACCTGTTACCTTAACAGCTTATGTAAGACAATATTTTGGGTCCGGAACAGCAGCAAGTGCTGAAGTACGCACTTCTATCGGAACAATGGCATTAACGACTACTTGGACTTCATTTTTTTTATCATTTACTGTCCCTGATGTTGCAGGTAAATCTATTGGTAATGCTAACCAGCAAACCGATGATGACGCACTTTACATTCAGTTAGAAATGCCTTTAAATGTGGCATGCGATGTATTGTTTATAAAGCCCGCTTTGTATTTAGGAGATATACAGCCAAATTTAGAATTTGAAGATTACGATCAAATTAATTCTATTAATTCTACCCCAAGAACTGGTGATATTAGGACTAGTTTATCTTCCGCAGCGCCTCAAGGTTGGGTTGCTATGAATGATGGATCTATAGGTGAAGTAGGTTCTGGAGCTACTAATAGAGCTAATAAAGATACATTCCAACTTTATTCAACTATTTATACGGGTGTAAGTGATACTTATGCCCCTGTTTCTGGAGGAAGAACAGCCCCTGGCAATACAATGACTACGGCTATTGCGGACTTTGTTGCTGGAAAAACGCTTACATTGCCGCGCAATTTGGGTATGGCTTTAGCGGGTGCTGGAAATGGATCGGGTTTCACCGCTCGTGCATTGGGTGAATTTACAACGTCTGAAACAACGACATTAGTTGTGGCGAACTTACCTGAGCATACGCATAATCCTTTAGCGGGCGCTAGTGGATTTTTTGAAAATCAAGCAGGTGGAGGGGCAGTTGCAGGTTCCGGATTTTTATTATCTAGAGCCACTACTGGTGGCGTTACAGGATTTACAGCGCCTACAGGAGTATCCGTGATTCAACCCACGAGCTTCTTTAATGTATTTATTAAGCTATAATTAAGGAGTTACACAAATGGCAGTACAATTAGTAGTTATTCCAGCATTAGATCCTAATGCTTATACAGGCCCTACACGCGTTATGTCAGGAATAGCTCGTACTGGCGATGCGGTAGTAAATACCATGTATGGCGCAAACGGTAGTGTAGAATTCGCACGTTGGCTTTATGTTGGCGTGACAGGTACAGTCTCTTATAGAAAATGGGACGGTACCGATCAGACTCTAGTCGGATTAGCAGCAGGGGTTTGGCATCCCGTGTTCACTATTATGATAAATAGTGTAGGCACAACTGCGACTAATATCGTATGGGGAAGCTAAGCTTGCTTTAAAAGGTAAATTACCAATCAATTGAAAAGGAATTTAAAATGACCACTACATATTCACAATACGTTATATCTCCATGGCTTACCCCCGTGCGAGTCGTTTCAACAGCAAATGTTGCAGGCACTTATTCAAACGGCCCAAACAACAATGGTGTTGATGCCACATTAACAATCGCCGCTTCCTCATTAACAGTTGATAGCGTCGTGCTTGTGGTTGGCGACAGGCTATTATTGTCAGCACAAACTAATGCAAATGAAAATGGCATTTATGTCGTTTTCAGTATTGGAGCAACGGTAGTATTACAACGTGCAGCCGATCAACAATCTATAGAACAACTTCAAATCGGCCAATACGTTTCAGTAGGCGCAGGTTCTGTTAATGCTGGTAATATCTATACTGTTATCGAACCATTGCCAGCCATATTTGGCATAAGTGATTTATTAATCAATGCGGATCCATCTGCTGGCGGCGTATCCTTCTCAGGAGCTGCATCAACTGCTAATGGCCTTGCTGTATTTTCTGATACTGCAGGAAATCTTAAAGCTCAAACTACTGCTAGTACTTTAGGATTTGGATTAACAATAAGTACAGGGAACTTTGCGGTTTCTGCAGGAACCATTACTGCATCAGGTGCAATTACTTCTACTGCTGGCAATATTACTTCTGGCTCCTCTGGTGATGCAGGTACGTTTATTTCTTTCCCCGCTACTGCCGCTAATGGAACATTGATATTCGCCGCCACAAACGCAGGTGGTGCATTTAATACTACCATTACTAACGCAGCATCAGTTGGACAAACCCAAGTAATATCTATTCCTGACGTTGGAGCAGCCACAGGTCAATTTCTTGCTAAAACAGCGGCCTTGGTCAGCGGTAACTTAATTATGGCATCTGGCACGGCTGGCAAAGTTATTGATTCAGGATTGCCATTGGCTGCAGGACTTAATTATACAACCGTTGCAATTACTGCTTCAGAATTTAATGGTATGTATACAACTCCTAAATTATTAGTCGCAGCACCAGGCGCAAATAAATTATTAGTATTAGATAAAGTAGATTTGTTGATGACCTATGTATCAGCTAACTATGCTGCTGGTGGAGTTGCTGCAGTTCAATATGATTTAACAGCGAATGGCGCGGGAGTTATTGCCTCCACAACATTAGCTGCCGCTACGTTCCAAGCTGCTGCGAGCACTGGATTTATGTTCAACACAGGTGTCGTTGTTCAAACCTTTACAACTTGCGTAAACAAAGGACTTTATTTATCAAACATAACTGGTGTATTTACAACTGGTGACAGTACGTTTATTGCGCATATCTGGTACAAGGTGATCAGTACTATCTAATTTTATACAGATATAGTTAAATAATTTATGGCTTGAGTTAGTTTTTCTGGATCATCATTAAAGTAACCCAAGCCCATATTGCACTTGCAACAAAGTAGGCCTCTCACTTTGTTTGTATCGTGACAATGGTCAACCGCAAAATGTTTTTTAGCTCCCTTTCTTTCCTGGTGTTCAGTGATTGAGATTGAGCAGATAGCGCAACAGTGATTTTGTTTTTGCAATAGTTCCTGGTATTTATTGGAATTTATTCCATATCGCTGATTAAGGCGCCAGTTTTTACGATAATCGGTATACCTATCGGCATATTTCTTTTGTTTAATAGGGCAGTAAGGGACCTTATCCTTGCATTGGATGCAAATTTTAGATTTATTTGCAGGATTTACATAGACTTGATGTGTTTTTAAATAGCCATGGATATCACGGCATTTTAAACACCAGAATGGCAAGAGTTCTTTATAAGATTTTATTTTATATTTTTCTCTTTCCCAGCGGTGCTCGCTGCACCATGCATGATTTGGGTTGCGAGTATTTTGACTAAAAGGGTGCATTACATAAGATAGTAGACATAGATTCCTCATAAGCGGTCATTGGTAAGAACAAAACCGGGCTGTTAATGAGACAACTTTTCGCTCCGTCGAGCTAGGTTTTGAATAGTGGATTATAATAGAGTATCCTTGTAAAATCAGTATAATTTTAAAAGGATTTATTGATGAATGGTGTGTACGGTGGATTAATTATAGTCATTTGGTATGGTGGAGGGGGCTCTACCATGGAAGAATTTTGGCTGATAACTCAGAATAACATCGATATATTGACCCAGACATCACAACATATTTTGGTACAGAGTTGACCAGGAGGGTTAAAAATTGGCCGGAATCAAGATTACTGACCTACCCGCAGCGCCATCGGCATTATTGACCGATGTATTTCCTGTTGATCAATTACCAGGCCCTATAACTTATAAAGAATCAAATTCACAGCTTTTGGCATTGTTTCAAACGCAAATGCCCTCCTCGGTAACTGGAACAACCGACCAAGCCTTGGTAAATGGAACAACTGGCACACCACAAGTAGGGGCCGTGACTTTAACCCTGCCACAAAATATCGATCCTAATTGTAATTTTCAATGCAATAGTGTTCAAATTAATACAGGATTAGGATTATTAGATGATGATGCTAATGAAATATTAGCCCTTAATCCAATAGCCTTAGCTGTTAATTATTTAGAAATACAAAACAATTCCACTGGCTCGTCGCCCTATCTTTTAGCAACAGGTTCAGATGCCAATGTTAATTTAAATCTATCAGGAAGTGGCACAGGCTATCCAATTTTAATAGGAGCCAATACAAGTATTGGTTATGCCGTTCTATCCGGAACAGCGAATCAGCATACGGCAAATATAATATTTACTAATGCCGCTACAACACAATCTATTACATACCTTGATACCAATCAAACGGTTGTTGCAACAGCGGCTGCTTTAACCAATGGTCAGCTAGCCATAGGAAATACCGGCAATTTACCAACGGCTGCTACATTATCAGCAGGTGCAGGTATTTCTATTGTTAATGCTGCGGGTAGCATAACAATTTCATCTTCCACAAGTGGCATGACCTGGACTACTGTTGTAGCCTCTGTCAATCCCACTGTTATTGATCATGGCTATGTAGCCAATAGCGCAGGCTTATTGACATTCACCTTGCCGGCTTTAGCTAATGTCGGCGATATAATTGCTGTTGAAGGCCTAGGCGCTGGCGGGTGGACGATGGCCGCTAATGCAGGTCAAACGATTAAAATTGGTTCTGCTACCACATCAGTAGCTGGTAGCTTATCAAGCGTTGCTGCATCCGATAATGTTTATGTCACATGTATTGTTCAAAATACGACATGGCGCGTGCGTTCAACTAATTCAGCGGGACTTACTATTGCTTAGGAGTAAATAATGGCAACAAGAAATCAAATAGATTTAGCACTTTCAGGCGCTTCTGGCACTGGCTCCTTTGTCGGAACCTCTTCAACACCAGCTGGTACCGGTACTATTTTGCGAGCTAATGGCACAACCTGGGTGGCAACAACAGCTACCTTTGCTGATACATACGGCGCAAGTACAGTTTTATATTCCAATGGTGCTAATACAGTTACGGGGCTTGCTACAGCAAATTCAGCACATTTAGTGACGAGTTCTACGGGTGTTCCGGTGTGGTCTGGAACCATGACTAATGGCCAACTGATTATTGGTTCCACAGGGGCTACACCTACGGCAGCTGCCTTATCGGCTGGTTCTGGTATTTTAATTACTAATGGCGCTGGTACGATTACAATTGCATCTACAACGTCAGGAATGACCTGGACGACTGTATCTGGAACAACCCAAGCTGCAGCTGTTAATAATGGGTATATAGCTAATAATGCAGGTGCTGTGACAGTAACACTGCCCACTACCTTTGCGGTAGGTGAATCTGTTGAGGTGAAAGGCTTGGGCGCTGGTGGTTGGGTATTGGCGGCTGGAACTGCTACTACTATCCGCATTGGTAGTGCTGTTACGAGTTCGGCTGGTAGTTTAACCTCTGCTGCTCTATACGATACGGTTAAAGTTACTGGGTTGGTTGCGAATACTACGTGGTCGGTCGATTACGTATTGTCTACAGGACTAACGGTCGCATAAGGATTATTTATGGCTACTACTAATCAAATAAATTTAGGGCTTTCTGGTAGTACTGGGACGGTTAATTTTGTGGGATCTACATCGCCGACTATTATTACTCCTAAAATAGCGCAAATAAATGATACTAACGGTAATGCGGAGCTGAACTTTACTACGACTGCTTCTGCTGTTAATGGATTTACTATTACTAATGCTGCTACCGGCGTTTGGCCCACATTATCAGGAACAGGTACAGATACAGATATTGGTTTAAAATTTAAAGTAAAAGGCGCTGGGTATACACAATTTTTAGATACAAGCGGAAATATTACATTGCAAATTGTGCCTGGAGGTGCTGGTCCAGATGTTAACTATTTTAATATTCTTAGCAATATAGCTGGATCTCCACCTTACATTTCTATATCTGGATCAGATACTAATATTGATTTTAGAATGGTTACAAAGGGAACGGGGGTATTTAGATTTGAGGGAGATAACCCTCGGATTAATTATATTACCATGACTCCAGCGGCCACTACTGCTAGTCCTACCTTTACATTTACAGGTTCAGATACTAATATTATTGGTACATTAACTGCAAAAGGAACTGGTGGTATTACAATCCAAGGTACTACTGCCGCTGATAATGCCGCCGCAGGCTATGTAGGAGAATTACTCTCAAGCGCTAACGCCACTGCAATCGCAATGACATCTGCAACGATAACTCAAATCCAATCATTAACATTAACGCCTGGAGACTGGGATGTACGGGGAACTTTCTATACGACAGTTGGTGGAATTACTACGCAGAGTCTCTTAACCGTTCAACTACATCCAACTACAGCCACTTTTGCTAGCCCTACAACTGCACAATTAGCTTCTAGAATTGACTTAAGCAATACCAT